GCAAGGCTGTATCGACCGAACAAATGGATGCGCTGCTGGGTTGGTGAGCGCGCTTGAAAACTAAACAGAGGGGGCCATGTTGGCTGCTGTAGAACTGGCGACAGCCTATATTTCCTTGGTCCCCTCCTTGAAGGGCGCGGCGGGGAAGATCAGTGATGAGCTGAACCCTGCGGCGGCCTCTTCTGGTGCTGCGGCGGGCCAGCATTTGGGTACGTCGATTATTGGTGCGGCGGCTAAGTGGGCTGCTCCGTTGGCTGCTGCTGTTGGCTTCGGCGCCGTCATCAAGTCTGGTTTCGATGAGGCGAAGGATGCCGCGGCTGGTACGGCGCAGTTGGCTGCGGGTATCGCATCGACAGGTAACGCGGCGCACCTGTCTGTCGATGGGCTTAATAGTCTGGCGTCTGAGATTCAGAACTACTCGGGTCAGACTGACGATTCGATTGTGAAGTCTGAGCAGTTGTTGCAGACGTTCACAAACATCAAGAACACCGGCCCGGACAAGATCTTCGACATGGCGACGAAGGCGTCCGCTGATATGGCGGCGAAGTTCGGTGGCGATGCGTCGTCTCAGGCCGTGGTTCTGGGTAAGGCTTTGAATGATCCGGTGAAGGGCATCACGGCGCTAACCCGTGTCGGCGTGACGTTCACGGATGAGCAGAAGAAGACCATCGCGGCGATGGTCAAGACCGGGGATGTCGCCGGCGCTCAGAAGGTCATCCTCAAGGAGCTCGGAACCGAGTTCGGGGGCGCGGCGAAGGCTGCGGGCGAGTCGTTCCCCGGCCAACTGGATCGCGTTCACCGCGCCTTTGAGGACTTGTCGCAGGGTGTAGTGCAGGGCTTCCTGCCTGTCATGGGCCCGGCTCTTGAGGGTGTCATCACGATCTTGCAGAAGGTCGGGCCCATTGCGGGTGACGCGGCGCAGAAGGTCGCGGATAAGTTCGCGGCCATCGGTGGCACTATCAAGGGTGTCTTCACAGGCCTTAAGTCGCTCATCATGGATGGGGACGTCACATCCACGCTCCTAAGGTCTTTGGGCGTTGAGGAAGATTCCCCGATCATCGGCGGGCTTATGTTCCTCCAAGACAAGTTTTGGGCCGTCTTCCGCGGGATCCAAGACTTTGTCGCCGGTTTCAAAATTCCGAGCATTATGGGTCCCGAGAATATGGGACTCAACAAGTTCGCTGATGCTGGCGCCAAAGTCCACGGGTTCTTACTGGACATCAAGGGAGGCTTCCAGGATCTAACTGGCGGTATACGGGCGTTCTTCGCAGCATTCAAGGATGGCGGCGACGATGTCACGTCATCCGGGTTTGCCGGGTTCCTTGAGGGTCTAGGGTTGCAAGCCCGGAAGATCTTTGACGGCATCGGGCCGATTCTTGGGCCGCTCATCCCGCAGCTCCTGGCCCTCTGGGGCGCGCTGTCTCCGGTGCAGTTGATTTTCAAGTCTATCGAACCGCTGCTTCCACAACTGCTGGGAGTATTCGGGCAGTTGGCGATGGTGATCGGCGGGACACTCAGCACGGCACTGACGACGCTGCTGCCCGTGTTCATGCAGTTGCAGGCCGTGTTTGTCCGCGTGTTCCAGCAGGTACTCGCCATAGTCCTGCCTGTTGTGGTGAAGCTGATCACGATGCTGGGGCAAACATTCACCCAACTCATCCCGATCATTGTTCCCATCGTCACCACCATTGTTCGTCTTGCCATGACGCTGATATCTCAGCTCGTGCCAATCCTCATGCATCTCATCTCCGCAGTAATGCCGGTGGTGGTCAAGGTATTCGGCCTGGTTTTGCAGGCTATCGGTCCTCTCATTCAGATGATCGCGGGTCTGCTGATCCCCATTATTCAGGCACTCATGCCCGTCGTGGTTACGATCTTCGGTGTTATCGCCAACGTAATCACAACGGCAATGCAGATCGTCATGGGCATTATCCAGGTCGTCACCGGCATCATCACCGGCAACTGGGGGCAGGTCTGGGAAGGCATCCTCAACATCTTCAGCGGCATCTGGAACACGATTGTCGCGGTCGTCACTGGAGTTCTCGCGATCATCGGGTCAGTCGTCATGGCGGGGCTCAACGTCTTGGCGAGCTTCATTAGTGGCGTACTTGGCAATATCGGTCGCTTCTTCGCTGACACGTGGAACAACGTGGTCAATGGCGTGTCCGGGATGATCGGGCAGGTTGGCGGGTTCTTCTCCGGGCTTTGGGGCACAGTTACGGGCGCCCTGTCCGGGGCTGGCACATGGCTTTACAACGCTGGACGAGACATCATCAACGGGCTCATTAGTGGCATCGGTTCGATGATGGGCGCAATCGGTAGCGCGATCCTCTCACTGATCCCCGGCCCGATTGTTGGCGTGTTCAAGGCCGCTCTGGGGATCCAGTCGCCGTCGCGGGTATTCCGCGGCTTCGGTAAGAACATCGTTGAAGGCCTGATCCTCGGTACTGGCGATAAAACCGACGACCTGAGCGCTACCATGCGCGGCCTTGTTACGGTTCCCGATGTTCCGTCGTTCGGCGCTTCGACGGCTTCCATGAACGGTACGGCAAGGATCGGGCACGCCCCGGTCTACGTGCAGAACCCATTCACGGGCGAGTACCTGCTGTCTCGGGTCGGGTCGGTGGCCGATAACCGCGTTTCTGCGGCTGACCGCCAGTCCACTTATGTACGTCCTGGGAGGCGCTGATGGTTGCTGTAACGGTTGAGGCACTTATTGATGCGCCGTGCCCTCGGGTTGGTGTGACGATCACGGGGCTGGGTATTGGCGACTCTGTCGTTAGTGTGTGGCGGACCGCGGATGGGGAACGAAACCCTGTCCGCGGTGCACGCCGCATGGTTGCCGTGGACTCGGACTACCTGATCGACTACGACGCCCCGCTGGGTCGGCCTATCACGTATGAGGTTGAGGTGATTAGCGGCCCGTCTGGCGCTGCCCGTGTCACCTCATCTTCGGTGACGGTCAACTCGGATATGGGCTGGATCATGGATCCGCTCATCCCGCAGTCAGCAGTGTCTATCTCAAGGAATCTGCTGCCCTCGGGCGAACCTATGTTCGCTGCTTCGGCGATGCAGAAGCTTGACTATGCGATGGATTCGCAGGTGTTCAAGATCCTCGGCAGTGATAGGCCTATGGCTTTGTTTGGGCAGAGGGCGGCTGCTGCTGGCGTTGACCTGTCCATGATTACGGACGCGGCTGAACAGAACACCCGACTCCGGTCGCTGTTCGCATCCTCGGGCGTGCTGCTGGTGCGCCTGCCCGCGTCATGGGCTGACTTTGTCCCTGGCGCGTGGTTCGCTCTGGTCGCTTCGGTTTCGGAGCAGCCTTTGGACGCCCCGCACGGTGAAGCGCTGACGGCATGGAGCCTCGCAGGCGACACGGTCGCGGCCCCAACGCTGAAGGTCCTCACAGCCACGTTCACCTATGGCGACGTGGCCCTCCTGTTCGCAACGTATCAGCAGAAGCAGGACGCAACAACCGGCTCTTATTTGGATGATTTGAAACACCCGCTCGGTTAGGAGCCACCCTTGTTGCCGATTGATGATGTTTCGCGTGCGGCGTTGGATGGTTCGAGGCCTGCTGATGAGCTGGTTGTGTGGGCTTGGTATGACGGGGACCTTGCGTGGCCTGATCAGCTCGGGGTTGTGTCGTGGTCGCTGACTGACACGTCCGACCCGTCCACTAAGGTGCAGCGGAAACTGTCGTTGAAGGTCGCGGACCCAGACGGCTCGTTGTCGCCGTGGCTGTTTGATGACCCGCTCGGTGTGGGCGGCGTTCAGTTGCAGGTCGTTTACCGTGTTGGCGGCGCGGGTGCGGTCAATGTTGGCTGGTTCCGGGTCGAGTCGAACGCGCCCGACGGTTCGGTGAACGGTTACACGGTCCCGGAGTACGGGTATTTGGAACCGGATTCGGGGGAGGCCCCACATGAACGCAGGGTGTTCGCGTTCACGGGCGCCACGGTCGATGTTGAAGCTGTTGACCTGACCGCCGACGTTGACCGGGACAAGTTCCTAGCGCCACAGTCGCCGGCTGGTACGACGCCGACGGTTCTGGGCGAAGTTACCCGCCTGACCCAAAGGCACTTCCCCGTCATAGTTGATGACGGGGTGGCTGACGCTTCGGTGTCGCGGAAGCTCGTCTATGACCGGGAACGCCTCCAGGCCGTGCAGGACTTGTTGTCGAACATTAACGCCCGTTACCGGATGGGCGGTGACGGTGAGCTGCGCGCCTACCCGATCACCGGCACGGACCCTGTATGGCGTGTTGAGCCCGGACAGGGTCTGGTCAGTGTGCACCGGAAGCAAACCATTGACGGGCTGTATAACGCCTGGGTTGTTGAGGGTAAGCAGGGTACCAACGGTAAGCCTGTGACCGGCACCGCGTTGCTTCGGACCAGCCCTCTCCGCTGGGATGGCCCACACGGCAGGGTTCCCTACTTCTACTCTTCCGAAATGATCACAACATGGTCGCAGGCTGTCGCGTATGCGGAGACGTTACGCGACCGGCAAGCCGCATCATACGCGGTTCAACTCGAGGTTGACACGGCCCCCCGCCCTGAGATTCAGGCCGGGGACCGCATCGAGGTTGGTTGCCCCATGCCAGCCGGGCACGTCGTCTATTTGCCGGGCGAGGTTGTGTCAGTGTCTGCCGGCGGATCCCCCATCCCCGGCGCAACAAAGTTCACCGTGTCATGCGCCTACCAGGACGTGGCAGCAGCGATTAGCCGCACACCGTTCGGCGATCACCTCACGCCATCGAAGCCCGCCCTCACCTGGGACCGGATGCCCTCCTCTTGGGGCTCGCTACCCGCCCTCACATGGAACAACTTGCCCTAGGAGGCGCCGATGGCTGCTTTTAAGAAAACGCTGGAGGCCATCCCCCCGGGCGGTACTCGCCGCGTGTACGGGACCGCCTACTTTGACGGGTCCCGCTGGTGGGCGAACCTGAACGGAAACCTACTAGACGCCAGATGGTCCAACTCAGTGTCACCGCAGCAGGACGGCCCCATCGTGGTTGACCTGACGGACAACGGCGACGGGCAATCCTCGGCGCTCGTGCTCACCGGGTACTCTGACCAGCCCCGCCCCGCAACCGGGACCGTGTTGAGCGTCGGCACCACAGAGATTGTGCTGACCGGCGCCGATGGCATCACCTACACCACGTCCCGCTTCTCCGGGTCTTACGTGGTCGGCGATCCGGTGTATGTGGCATGGGACGCGGCGCAACCCATCATCCTTGGCAGGCTCCCCTCAATCACACCCACGCCACCCACGGAAACCCCGGTTGGGGCGTCCCCGATCATCCCGACAGGCACAGCGAAAGCAGCCGCGGGGAAGACGAATAGCTTCTGGGGTCCGGGCGGCTGGGGCTCCTGGGCCGGGTCCACGCAGGGCGGCGAGCAGATCTACTCAGGCAACTACGGTTCCGGGCCAGTGACTGGCGCCTGGTTCTACGGGGCGGCGTTCACGAACCTAGGCACGAAGACTGTTACGGAGGTTCGGTTCCGACTCCCGCAACGCCTGAACATCGGCGGCTCCGGGTCGGCGACCGTCCACATTTACGCGCATACCTCGAAGTATCAGCCCGGCGGCGACGTAAGCCGTACCGTCGGCCCGTTCGATGTGACCCTCCCCCAGCCTCAGGGCGCGCACTGGATCACCCTTCCCATTAGCTTCGCCTCGGTCTTGAAGGCTGGCGGCGGCATCAGCATAGCCGGCGACCCCTATGTGGGGTTTGACGGGCGACTCAAAGACCCGCAATCGGGCCGCATAGAAATGGACTGGACAGCCTAATGCCACAGACACGAGATAACGGGATTGTTGTTCCGGTCAACTCTGACGCGTACAACCTGACAACGGACCTTGCGACGATGGCGGATACCTCCAACGTCGCGACCATCGTTTCGGGCGCCACTGCCAGGAACGCGCTCACGAAGTGGGAAGGCCGCCTCGTTTGGCGCACCGACACGGACCAGATGGAGGCCGTCGTTGGCGGGCAGTGGCGTGACGGTACCCGCGACTACTCGCCCTTGTCCCCCACTGGCTGGTCAGCGTCAGGGACTGTCACGGTCACACCGGAAGGCGCTAAGAAGCGCGTAGTCGCCGACCTTGTCATCACCCGCACGGGCGGCAACTTCGTCCTCGATACGAGTTCGTGGAACGTCCTCGGCACGAACGAAAACGTTGTGCCTTCCGCGGCGCGTGGCAGCTCCCCCGTGAAGTACCTGTCCGTTCCGATGGTTGGCGGCGCGTCGAACTACAGCGTGCACGCCACCTACAACCCGACCGGCGCCGTATCAATCCGGGCC